TCCCATTACATCAACATCTCTGCCTTCCATGCCATCAAATTCTCTTCCAACAACTATTTTCTCACCAGCAGATTCTTCAAATGCTGCTAATGCTGAATTGTTTTTTGCAGATTGTTTCTGAAGTGCAGATTGTGTGGCAAGAACTGTGCTGGTTGGAACAGTAGGTAACTCTTTGGGTGTTTTAGCACGTTCGGTAAGTGTAGCTAGATGTTCTTCTAACTTTGTAATTTCGGCCTTTGCTTTACGTTGACCGCCTTCTTCTTTACCCCAAAATTCATTCTGACCTGCTACACTTCTATCAATACGTGCTTGTAGATCTTGTATTTCTTTATTAGTTTTTTCTATTTCTGAATCTAAGCCTTCTATTTCTTTGTCTGATAATTTTTCACCAACTGCTTCTCCAGCTTTACTTCCAACAAAATCACCTGCAAACGAACCAATTATCCCTCCCAGGATACCACCAATCACTGTGCCTGGACCAGGGAGTATACTACCGATTGCAGCACCTGCCGCCATTCCAGCAAGTCCACCGCCTACGCCTCCCACTGCACCACCAACTTCTTCTGATTTTTCAGTTGTTGACAAATCATCATTCATTAATGCACTTCCAGCATCAACGGCGCCAAGAAGTGTCGCAACAGGTGCGAATCTTCTCAAAGCAGATTTGGCAACGTTGCCCATTCCTGGAACTTTTGTTTTGTCTACACTGTTAACAACTGCGGTTCCAGCACCTGCAACAGCTCGTCCTCCACTACCAAGTTTATCACCTATAAAGCTAGCACCACGACGGCCTAATTCAAATAGTTTACCAAATTTTCCACGTGGCTTGACTCTAGGTTTGGTTTTATTTTTACGGTCAACATCAGTACCGCCACCAAATCCGCCGCCAAGTTGTTTCACAGCAATTGCTGTAGTTAAGGCATTTACACCAATAGTTAACGCAGCTATCGCAGTAATTAGTGCACCAATACCCAAGGCACCACCAACTCCAACTCCTTCACCCAGTGTTTTATCAGCACCAAATCGGTCACCAATTTTACGTATAGCTGTAGATAAATGTGCGCCATCTTCTGATAAGGATGTACCAATTGTATCAAATACTGTATTAATTGAACTTGCTTTAACATTATTAGAAAGTTCTTCTAATGAATTACTAAGTCCTAAAAATTCCTTATTTTTTTCTAAACCGTCATCAACATCTTTTCTAGCATCATTAATTGCTTTTTCAGATGTAGCTATTCCTTGCAACCCGTTAACAAAACCTAATAACTTAGTGGCACTTTCAACTCCAGTAGCCCCTAAACTCATTAAGTTCTGTCTTACTTCAGGAGTAGCAACATCACCAAGTCTACCCATCATTGCAGTAATTTTAGTATTAAATTCTTCTGTTGGCATTGTCAGAGCATTGTCGTCTGCAAATTTTGCAATGTCTGCAAATGCCCCTTGAATTTCAGGACCGCCTACACTAATCATTTCTTTAAGTTGACTGCCAAGTGCAGTACTAAAGAACGGAATATCAGTAACTGCCGCTTGTGCAAGTGCTCCAGCAAATACGGCACCTTCATCTCCTAGCCCGCCAATTATTGAACCTAAGTTTCCAATATTAGCTGGAAGATCTTTACCCAGTGCTGCAAATTGCTGTCTTGCAGTTTCAATAATTGGGTCAGACATTATAGCTGAACGATTACGTAACATTTCTCTACGGTCTTGGCCTGTAATAGATGCTAATGCAGTTGTTTCACTCATTAGCTCATTCATACTTTTGTTAACACTTTCAGTAATTTGTGCTTGGCTCATTCCGCCGCGACGTCTGATTTCAATTTCTTCAGCTAAAATTTCATTATATTCAGTATTACTAAGACCAAATTGTCCTACATCTCTGGCACTATGACGCAGTTGCTTACTAAGTGCTGCAAAGTTTCTAGCACCATCATCAGTTGATGATCCCATTGCTTTGATAGCACGGCTGTTTCCGTTTACTATCTTTCCGTATGAGGCAAGATCTAATCCAGCATCTGCCGCATCACCACGCAAATTTTGTAATGATGTAGTTAACCCAACACCGGTATTACTAAGTTCAGTTAAATTTTTAGCAAATCCTTCTATTACACCAACAGCAAAGCCAGTTACTGCACCAATTCCAGCTATTGATCCAATTGCTGATGCTATACCTTTAAGGTCTGATTTATCTATTCCAGTACTGAGATCTTTAGTAGTTTTCTTAATGCTGGATCCCATACTTTTGACAGCATCGTTTAGTCTTTCAACTTGTTTTTCTTCAATATCTTTAGCTTTTTTATTGATAGCTGCTTGTAATTTATTGACACTAATTAAGTCACGCAGACTTTTAAATATTTTTTGGTCTTCCTTGGTACCTTCCTTGGTGCCTCGATCAATAGCCTGTTTAACTCCGCCCAATAGGCGTTTGTTTTCGGCAATTTGTCTATTGGAAACTGCTTTGTTGTTTTGTAGTAATGCACTTAGACTAGCTAAGTTTCCTTTGTCAATGGCTATAAGCTCTTTGAGTTGTTCTTCACTAGCCCATGCTGGTACTTCTACTGCCTGTCCGGCTATTTCTATTGTGTGCTTACTTGATGCCATGTTTAGATCTGCTATTATGTACGTAGATAAATAATATTACCATATTGCCACAATACTGTGGCACTATTACTATTTAGCGAGGTAAAAATGAGCGATAATCCATTAAAGGACTTATACCGTAGTAAAAGCGTATATCTTAACTTACCAAGCGGTGGCCGCTTCTATGATAGTGGGTTAAACTTGAGTATCGACAATGAACTTGGTGTTATGCCAATGACTGCCGTGGATGAAATTAAACTCAAGGCACCTGATGCACTATTTAATGGCGATGCACTGTTTGATTTATTTAAAAGTTGTGTGCCAGACATAGCCTTGGCAGATGAAGTACCAACATGTGATGTTGATATGATTCTAATGGGCATCAAAGTTGCAACACACGGAGAAATGTTGGAAGTAACCAGTACTTGTGCAAAGTGTGAGAAAGATGGGGAATATGAAATATCTTTACCCAGTCTCATGGCGTCAGCACAACCAATTGACAAAGAGAATGTTATTGAAATTGAAGGTGGAGTTAAGGTGTTTGTTAGACCATTTAGTCTACGCAGTCAAGTAAAAGGAAATGTACAACGTTTCCACCAGATGCGTATGCAAATGATCTTGAACGACGATTTAACAGACGACGACAAAGCACAAATGTTTGATGAGGCACTGTTACAAGCAAGTGCTGTAAGTGTTCAATTGTGTGCAGACAACATTATAAGTGTAGAGATACCACAAGATGGCAGTGAAACTGTCAAAGTTGATAGTGCTGATCACATTTATGAATGGGTTGAAAACATGGACAGTAAAACTTATGAAAAGGTTATTTCACGTATTCGTAAGTTAAGCGATCCACGTATTGACACAGACATAAATTTAACATGCACTGAATGTCAACACGAATATAAAACTAAACTGGAGTTGGATCCTATAAATTTTTTCACCTGAGGGCAATTAGAATGTCAGCCCTAGAGCTGAACGCCTTTACAAAGGATCTGATTGTCCAACAAGAAAATTTAGAACAGAATTTATTAGAATTAGCTGTTTACAGCAACGGAGGTCTTAGTTACAACGATCTCTTACAAATGCCTTTGGCTAATGTTAATAGACTATCGAAAATCATATCCAAGAAGATCAAACAGGATAAAGGAATACAAGAAGCAAATATGTTATAATCATCTTGTTTACGTTGTCTAACGACAACGGATTTATTCATTTCATTCATAAATCATTTTTTTAATATTTAGAAGTTATTATCTTTAGCTTTACCATGATGTCAGTCACACTTAGCCTGATTAAGGCCAAGTGCATCTGAAAAACTTTACCAGTCAATACTGCCACACTACATCTCGAAAAACCTTTTAAACGTAAGGTAAGGGCGGTTGTGCGGTACCCTTTTACAATCTGCTTACAACGCAGGAACATAGATGGCCAGATGTAGCGACCAATCTACTACCCGTGAGTTCCAATAGTCAGGAGAGCTCACTCATTTTGGTTTGTCAAACCAACGCATAGACTGCAACACACCACGCCATCGACATCAGCTCACGCTGGCAGATTCTTGGTGAGTCGAGCTTCCTCGACCAAACAAAGTTGCTATAATGATTTAAAGTTGATATTAGCCTGAGTTTTTGCGTTGCTCTAACAGACGTTGTCTTAATATATTACTGCCGCCAACTCTTACGTTGATGATGCCGTTGTAATATTCATCTGTTTCAAGCACACTTCGATCGAACTGCTCTTTTGCTTCCAAATAGCTTAGTTCGCCTTTGCTTTCGCAATAATAAATTATTTCACGTGTGAATTTGTCTTCGCCTAGTGTAGCAACATCCTCATTAAGTTTGTCGCTTGAGCCCCAATAAGTGCGCCAGTCACTTTCTTTAGTACTGCGTCTCTTATTTTTTCTGCCTTTGAGTGGTTTTTTAGTTACTTTGAATCTTGCCAGTTTTTTGCCGATATATTTTTTGCCATTTGTGGTGTTAGTGATGATGTAGACAAAGCCTACACATGTTTCAGGAAGTTCATTTACTACTGATCCATTATATTTCCATTCACTACTTACCACGTTTACTCATTTTTTCCAATGTGTGTATACCAACTTCGCTGATATCCTGTACCTTTTTATGTCCTGTATAACGCTTCCTGATAACTTTATCAGAAGGTCGTTCATATATAGCACTAAACTCATCTTCGCTGAACACACCAGTGTTAGTTAATGTACTTATATAATCACTTGTTAAAGAGCTGGTATCAATGGTAATACTGCTATTATCACTCATATCAAAATCACTCATGTGACTATAACTGTCGTGTGTTACAACTTTAGATGATGGTATGTTAAGTGTAACACCAGTATCTAAGTCTGTCAATACTATATTTTCTAAATCGTCATCTTTATTCTTCGACATAATCTGTATCCGCATTAAATGTTGTAAACCCATTTTCTTTCAGTACTTGTAGTGTATGACTTACTCGTCCTACAAGTTCGTCTCTGTGACTGATTAGGAATACATTTTTGTTTCTTTCACGCACTATCTTCTTTAGTACGCCTAATGATGCTTCTACACCATTGCTGTCCATGCCTGAGTCTACTAGTTCGTCAATTGCCAAAAAGTTAATAGGTGTATTCATACTTTCAAATACATCTCTAAATGCCCATGATAAGCCAAGTATAAGCCTGTTGCGTTCGCCTCTAGATAAGTTGTCGAAGTCCAGTTCTCTGCCAAGCTCTGTAATTTCTACAGTTAAGTCTGGTTGGAATTGTACTTCATGTGGGAGCCCGAGTTTAGTTAAGTAATAGCCAAGTCTTGTGTTTAAATATGATAAGTTTTGTTCAATAATACGTTTGCGGATAAAGCTATCCTTGTTCGTCAACAGTTTCATTAGAAAGTCCTGGTGGTCTCGTAGGATATTTAGATCATTAATTCTATCCCACGATACCTCCTGGATACCTGATTCTTGCAATGCATCAATCTGATCTGTATACGGATCAGTTTCAGACTTTTTAAGATCAAGTTGACCTTCAAGTTGTACAACTTTGTTACGATGGTCATGTGCGTCAGCAATGTCATCATAAAATGTACTAGGTGCAGTGCCGATTTCACCTAGTTCTTGTAAAGCAGTATTATGCTCACCTAGTTGAATTGCGTTAGCAGAAATATGATCAACTGCCTCCTGACGCTGCTCTTGTTTTGATTTGAGAATTTCTTCTTGCTTTGTGTCGTGCATATCTTGTCCACAAGCATAACACTTGTGGTCTGTTAGCAGACCAATTTCTTTTTCTAGCTTCTCGACTAGCTTACCTTGTTTTTTATCATCAGCTTCAATTGATTTTAACAACGCTTGAAGCTGTGATTGTTGCGATATTTTACTACTGTGTGTAACTAATTCTGCATGCGCAGAAAGTTCAGTATTAATATCAAGATGCTCTAGTTCGGCAATCGCCTGTTCAAAAGCAATCGTATCATTGACTTTCTTCTCTTCCCAAACTCGTCTCCGGCGCTCTAAGTCTTTAATACTTTTAGCGATAGTTAAGTTTGCTTCTTCGACGCCTTTGATACGATATTCTTCTTCTTTGATGGAGTCTTTCGTTTCTTTCATTTGATCTTTAAGTACAGTGGCCTTTTCGCTCAACATTGTAATACCCAGCAATTGCTCGATAATAGCACGTTGATCATTAGGACGCATACTTAAAAATGGCTCAGTGTATGTGTTAAGGCACACAATATGTTTAAACATATCATGGCTCATACCCAATAGCTTTTCTATTTCTTGTTGTGAAAGACGTCCAACGCCCTGACTTTCATCTGTAGCGTCATCATGAAAGTCATGGTTGTTAACTACAAACTTGAAAATATTTGGCTTTCGTCCACGTTCAATACGGTACTCAGTTCCATTTACATCAAAGTCTACAGTAACTAACATGCCTTTGTTGTTAGTTTTGTTAATCAAATTATCCTTGCGAATATTTGTTAGTGCGTTTCCATATAGCGCATAACTTAATGCGTTAATGATTGTTGTTTTTCCAGTACCATTACGGCTACCGTCACCTCCTAGATCAACATTGTTGCCCAGTACAAGTGTTAGTCCTGCGTCATCAAACCGTACGGCTTGCGTGACGTTACCAACACTCATGAAGTTTTTAATGGTTACGTTTCTAATATTAATCATAAGTTCGCATATATATCCATAAGAATTTTACTGTTTATCAGTTCGCTATCAACAGCTTTAAGTTGATTATACACTATCTGGTCCACATTTTCAACCTCTATTTCGTTGTCTGTTTTCCAGTCAGTAGCATGTTCTTCTTTCTTAGCAGGTAGTAAACTAATCTCTCTAAGACTGTATTGTTTTGCAAAAGTCTCTTTGATAAAGTTTGCCTCCTCATAACTGATAGACACATCAAGTGTAACACGACAATAGGTGTTTTCACTCAAGTAGCGATCTGGGTCGTCTATCAGTTTACTTAGCGGTAGTGTTCTATACTTAGGGCCATCTGTCCAGTTTATGTACTCTGGTTCACCTCCCCAATTAAGTATCATCATGCCACGATCGTCGTCCCATGCATCTGCATAGTTGTGTGGAAACGGACTACCCAAGTAATGAACACTGCCGTTGTTTTGTCGTTTGTGGAAGTGTCCACTAAACACGTATTCAGGACCGTTAAAGTGTTCAGCTTTAAGTCCTCCGTGGTCCGGCATAGTAACCATTGCGTTCATTTTAAAAAATGGAAGTTCAAAATGCCCAAACACATAACGGTTCTTGAGCTTATTCATCTTCTTCCACTCATCTTCAACAAGCCAAGGCACAAGACTAACACCATCCCGTTCAACCATTTTATCATTGATAATGTGTACATTATCATGTAAATCAGCATACGGAATACTGTGTATTTCACGCTTTTCTCTGTAGTATAAGTCGTGGTTTCCCATAATCATATACACATTTTCAAACGCTTCACTCAATCTCTTAATGTTTGGCACAGTATAATTTAGTGTACTAACATTAACACTGGCACGATGATGGTGCCAATCGCCTAGGAATATACATGTTTCACATCCAGCCTCTTTGGCTTTTTCAATAAACCAATAGATAAATCTTTCACAATCATCATTGTGTTGACGACTATTGTTTTTGTTTCCAAAATGTATATCTGTAAAACATGCAACCTTATTGAAGAATTGGCTCATAATACGTTATATCCTGCATCTTTCATTTCTTGTTCCATTTTATCATGGTAATCTGACTCTTTGGTCTCTCTTGCTTTACGTTGAGCTGTTTCATCGTCAATTTGACGTGTGAAGCTGGGTGTTTGTCCTGCTTGTTGTAGCAAGTCATCACGTAAGTTTTGGTTACGTTTTTCCAAATTAAGCACCCTAGTAAAGCTATTTGTAATAGCCGCTGTGTAATATGCAAACGGATTCTGCGATTTTGACTCATCAAAGTACAAACCAATCTGTGATAGTTGCACCAATGCGTGACTACGCATCTCATCTACATATGTGTACCCACGCCAGTTACTGCGCATACTATAACGTTGACACAACATCATCATCATACTTGCTAGTTTTTCTGTAATACGACCGTGTGACACACTAAAATGTCCGTTACTTAGGCCACCTTTCCAGTGGCTACGTACAACTTCTGACCATTTGCCTTCTACCCAGGCCAAGTGAATAAATGGCGGATAGTTACATTTTGCATGCTGATCAGCTATAGTTTTGGGTTTATTCTTACGTCCAGGCTCTAATGGTACATGATCAAATGTCATATATCTAATAACTATATCTTCCAACGGTATTTCACTACCATCAAACTTATGGTTAATTAGCCTAGGTTTGTCTTTTGCTTTTTTACCCGGTGTAATTTCCCACTGGGCTAGTGCTTTAGCGTGTGTTTCCACAGCTATTCTATCAGCACGTGTTTGTTTAGCTTCGGCAATAACTTCATCAGTTATCTGGTCCATGTCATGTACAATAGCATCATTCTGATAGTATTTCTCGTCAGTAACACAGGCGAAACTAATCTTACTCTTGTGAATTTCCTTAAGAAGTTCCTTGTTGTTTAAATAATTTACTCGTTTTGCCATAGATATTTCCCTTATGTAGTTATAACTATAACATTCATTATACACTATGTCAATCTAAAAGTCACACTTTTTTCAGTGTATAAATAGTAGTGGAGATTATTATAATGTTGATCAATGAAGTTATTAGTTTTTTAGAAGCAACTGCCACAAAAGCAGTAGCTATCTATCCTGGTCGTTTTCATCCCTTTCATAAAGGGCATAAATTTGTATACGACTATTTATCAAGCAAATATGGCACTGCTTATATCGCTACCAGCGACAAGCAAGGACCAGATTCGCCATTCAGTTTTGAAGAGAAGAAGCGTATGATGATGCTTACTGGCGTACCAGCCAGTGCAATTGTTAATACACGACAGCCATACGTACCCAATGAGATACTTGATCAACTAGATGCAAAAACAACAGCCGCAGTATTTGGCGTTGGTAAAAAAGACATGGATGAAGGTAATCCACGTTTTAAAGTAGGACTCAAGAAAAACGGAGAGCCCACATATTATCAGCACAACAAAGATTCACGTGAAACATACGATGTACACGGATACTTGGATGTTGTGCCAACACAAAAATTTAAAGTACTTGGTGAGCCTGCAACAAGCGCCACTGAGTTACGCAGACAGTACGCAACACTTGATGATACACAAGCACAACAATTTATTACAGATTTGTTTGGTGCATTTGATCAGCAGGTAATGAGTACAATGGACCAGAAGCTAGGACGCAAATAATGGAAGATAAACGTGCCAGACTGTTATGTAAAAGTGGATACAACCAAGCATTGCAAGGACCTGCAAGTGTTTTAAATCGTGGTATTGTGTTTCCGTACACACCAACGATTCAAACACAAGTGCAAGTATCATACAGCAAGTATGATTTAGTTCACACAAACAGTCAGCCACATGCATTTCAAAGTAGTAGTCCTCCAGGAATACAAATTACAGCAACCTTTTATCAACAAACAACTGAAGAAGTACAGTATTTGGCTGGAGTGTATCACTTCTTAAGAGTAGCTACCAAGATGAATTTTGGAGAAGGTGATCCAGATCGTGGTGCTCCACCTCCAGTACTAGAGTTTAGTGCATATGGTGCAACCAATTATGAACGTGTTCCAGTACTAGTTGCTGGATTTACACAGAGTTTTCCAGATGATGTAGACTATGTAGAAGCCAGTGTTAATGGAACTACAGTACAAATGCCCACAGTGGCTACAATTGCTATGGACTTGATTGTACAGTATAGCCCTCGTCGTACAAAAAGTGAATTTACATTGAACGGATTTGCAAATGGATCACTTTATCGCGGAGGATTTATTTAATGGCAGTTACATATAAAAAGACCAGTACATATAGTAAAACTAAGTCTAACAGTAAGTATTTGGAATCTTATGTTCCACCTATAACTATTAGTTATGAAAATACAAAAGAGATAACACTAACAGCCAAACACAACCTGAGGCCAGATGTACTTGCATTTGAGTTGTATGGTGATGCAGACTATTGGTGGGTATTTGTGCTATTCAATCGTAATAAAATTGTTGATCCAATTTTTGACTTTAAAACTGGAGTAACTCTCCGTGTACCAATTAATACCAGCTCAATAGGAGTTTAATTTGGCTTACTTAGAAAATTCACTTAATCAATATGATAGTTATAGTTATAATCTAGCATTGCACATGGTGCATCCAGATAGTGCTGGATTACTTGATGCAGCTATTGCCAATGGTAAGACAATTGTGATGGCTGATAATAGCCAAGAGTCAAGATATAATATTAGTGATGTTGAGCAAAACTTTAAAGTTGGGTTTGGACAAGTGCGTAGTACATATGGAAACATGTTTACTATCAAGATAACAGAACCACAAGGCACAACATTTTTAGAAAGTATTGCACTAACTGCAAGACAGCTTAATATCGAAAATCATCTGTTGGCACGATATTTTATAACAATTGAATTTATTGGGCGTGTTCCCAATGGTAGTGCAAAAAGACATCCTTTAAAATTTATATACCCTATTGTATTTCAAGACATTCAAATGCAAGTTGATGCAGGTGGTGCTAACTATAATATCAATGCTGTTGAAAACAGTGTGAGTGCATTTAGTTATTTGGAGCAAGTAATCAAAAGTCAAATTACAGTGGAAGCCGCAACAGTTGGTGAGTTTGTGTCAGAGTTTCTGCAAAAATATGAAAAGAGTCTAGAAAATGACTTACTGTTTAATATCAATGCAGCATACAAAGATGAATATAATATAGAGTGGGATAATGAAACCGGCACAGATACTTGGCAACAGTGGAAAATACAGCAAGCTGCTGAAGGACTTAAAACACTTGGTCCAAGTAAAATTGGCAACAAAATACATTTTACCATTCCCAACGGCAGTAACTTGTCTGATATTACCAGTATGGTATTACAGGCAACTGCTGAGTATAAAAAGATTGTAACTGATACTGGCGGCTTTATGAAAACATCACCAGGCGAGCCCAGCAGTCAAAACTTGGATGAATTTCCTGTGTTTTACAAAGTAGTACCCAAAGTTGAGTTTGGTTCGTATGATCCTCTCAGAGGAGACTATGTTAAGATAATTACATTTAAGATCAAAAAGCATATTATGGTTGATCGTATTATGGACAGTGTTCAGTATGGCAAAGGCATTACTAATGCTACTATACAAAATACTAGAGTAAACAAAATGTTTACACAAAATTTATTACGCAAACGCTATGATTATATTTTTACTGGATTAAACTCTGAGATCATGCAGTTGGACTTAAAGTTTGATAATCAGTTTTATGAAATTAGTGTTGTTGGTAATGGACAAGTTGGTGACCCTAACAAAGATGCATCAACTGCTGGACAGGCTGCGGCAACAGTGCATGATGGTGTCAAAGCACTCAAGAAGAGCATTGTAGAAATTAGTAGAAAAATATCTAAGCTAAATCAACAAAAAAGTGGTGCTCCACCAAGTGTGATTATTAGAACAGAAACACAAATTGAAGAACTAGAAGAACAGCGTACTACAATAAACAATCAGTTAGAATCGCAGTTACAAGATTTCAGTCAACTAACACGTGGAGGCAGCGGCGTAGGATCTTCTGGAAATTTCCTAACTGCTGAAGAAGCAAAAGATGATATCAGTATGCGTTTAAGATTTGCTGGAGATGTTGTGGATGACAGTGACATTTACGGTCCTGAAAACGATGGCACTGGCGGTACACTACAGTTTGGTGCAGTTAAAAGTAATTTGGAAAACAGTGCTGATATGCTAAAAATTGAAATGGGTATACGTGGAGATCCATATTGGATGGGTATGCCCAGCAGTTTTTATAGAAATAGTTCAGTTAGTAATGAACTAGCTGATTACGAAAAGGGCGGGATTTTGTTTTTCTTAAATGTTAAATTCCCAATTGACGAAAATAGTGCTGGTAGAAGAATACCCAGAGACGATTATACATTGAGTGGTACCTATCGTGTTGTTGATGTAATCAACAGATTTACAGGTGGATTGTTTACTCAACATTTAGGAGCAGTTAGGGATTTAGCCACTAACACAAGCACAGTGTTGGGAACTTTACAAACACCTCAAATAATATCTGATGTTAATATGATAAACCCTGGCAGTCGAGATGCACTACCACAAGTTACATCTGATCCAGCAGCAATTCAAGAAAGTGGAGGGCCAAGATGAGCCACGCAAGCAGTAATAAATTTAGTAAAAAAGTTAAAGATTCATATAATCAAAATGTTATGAAAAAAGGAATCAAAATACCTGCAGGGGTTTACAGAGGCTTTGTAATTAACAGCGATGATCCTAGACAAATGGGCCGTGTTAAAGTAAGCATTGCACGTTTTTATGGAATGTTGGATCCAGAACTAGTAGCAGAAGTGGATCGTGATAGTGAATATTTAGGCGCAGTTTGGTGTCGATTTATGAGCCCGTTCGGCGGAACAACGCCTGCTGGTGGCTCAGCGCAGCGTAGTTTTGGTATGTGGGGACAACCACCAGATCTAGATACTGAAGTATTGGTGGCATTTAGTGGCGACAGTAATGTTGGTATTGTGTTGGGCGTACTGCCTGACGAAACTCGTAACGGTAGTATTGCTGGCCCACAAAGTGGATTGGACAGTAATGGTAATTTTACAATTGTACAGGAAATTCCAAAAACTAGAGAATCAGAAAACCAACCTCCTGACGCACACCCACAGGCAGAAGCATTAAAAACACAAGGGCTTGAAAAGGATCGCTTACGTGGTTTAAATTTTAGTAACCCAAGACGTGAAAGTAAAAGTCGTGTAATGGGAATGAGTACACCAGATGGTCATGCATTTGTTATGGACGATGGCGGTGCAGAAGACGGAACAAGTAATTTAGTTCGTTTACGTACTGCTGGCGGCGCACAAATACTAATGGATGATACAAATGGATTTACATATATTATTAGTAGAGATGGCAACAGTTGGATTGAAATGAACCGCAATGGCGACTTGGATGTGTATGCACAAAGTTCTATAAACTTTAACACTGCTGGTGATTTTAATATAAACGCTGACGGCAACATTAACATGCAAAGTAAACTAGGCACAAATATTAAAAGTCTAGGAGTTGCTGGTATTAAGATGCATGCCAGTACTGGTACTATAGATATCAAAGCACACAGTAATCTACAAATTGAAACAGAAAGCAACGGTAATTTAAGAGTTGCTGGAAACTATAGAGAAACTGCCAGTCGTATTGATATGAATGGTCCTCCTGCATTGGCGGCATCCACACCAACTGCAACACAACATACTGGCAACAAAGTTGTAAAAGAAAGTGTTGCAACTCGTGTACCAGAAGCTGAACCATGGAATGGGCATTTGGATGTACAGGTTGTAGATACAAGCAGTCCGGCTGGCACAACTGATCAGTTTGCAAGTGATACGTACTACTATCAAACACCAGCAAATCCAGCTGCAGGCGAAAATACTGGTGCATATGACTTGGGAGATTTCCCAGAAGCTGAAACTGATGCTAGTGGATTAATAAATTGGAGAGCTGGTGTTGACCGTGCTGTAAATCCAAAACTACTTGAGCTAGTTAAACAAGTTGCTAAAAAGTTTGGACAGCCTTTAACTATTACAAGTGGGTACCGTAGTCCAAACTATAATGCAAGTGTTGGCGGTGCTAAAAAATCACAACACATGCAAGGTAATGCTGTGGACATCAGTGGTGCTCAGTTTACAAACGATCAACGTTTACAGTTAGTTGCAATTGCCAGTAATGTTGGCATAACTGGAATTGGAGTATACAACGATAAAAGTTTACACTTTGATATACGTACAGGTAGACGCAGTGCTTGGGGAAGTGGATTTACATATGCTGGTATTGCACCGTATGCTAAAGGTACACTAGATAAACATTTGGCGAACGGTTATGCTTAATTTTGTAACAGAAAACCGCAGAACTGCATGGGATACATATACAATTAAAGATGATTGGCGAGTAAACTTTCTTATTGCGTTAACACAACTTACTGTTAGTGCAGAGATGTTGCAATTAATGTTGGCTAATAGCGAATATCGTATGTTTAGATATTCAGCTGATGGAAAGAACTTTAAAATTGGGTATGGATATGGAGATGCAACTGGTATTGGGGTAACTGAAGCAGAAGCGTACAGTTCTTGGATTGAGTATATTAAAGATAAAGAAACTAGATTTAAAACAACCTTACCACTTATTAGTATGTCGCAATCACATTATGATGCATTGTTTGGATTGTATTGTGATACTGGAACTTGGAAAAAAGTTACAAGTGATGTAGGCACATATGATGTGTTTACTGCAATAAAAGCTGGACGTTGGTTATTAGCAACAGATATGATAGCAGACGGTAAAGTTAACCCTACGCAACGTAAAGCTGAAGCTAGAGTGTTACAA